CCGCATCCACCAGCGTCGGGTAGGGGTGGTTCAGGAAGCCCTTGACGTGGCCCAGGCCAGTGGCGCCGGGGTTCACCGGCCAGCGCGGGTCGAGGATGCTGTCGGCCATGTAGGTCGCCGACGGCCCGGCCTCGGGGTTGCTGCCGCCGGTGCCGGGGGTGTAGCCGATGATGATCGCCGGCCCGGTTTCATGTGTCGCGGTCATGCCGCCGATCCTTCTGCTGCTGCGGGTGGTGGGGGTGCGACGCCGGGCACCCTGCGATGCCCGGCGTCAGCAGGTCACGGCATGTTGCCGTAGATGCCCCGGAAGTTGCTCCAGCCGAAGCTGTAGCGCTCGGTCGCCTTGACCAGCAGGTTGTCGGTGGTGAAGTCGACGAACATATCGCTCTCGACCGGGTCGCGCTTGAAGTGCCGCAGGCTCTTGGGCACATCGGTGCGGATGAACCACGACTTCGTGTTGGTCAGGAAGTCGTTGATCTTGTAGCCGCCGTTGAGGAAGTTCAGCTTCCGCACCGCGTTGATGTCGTTGTCGGCGGTGCCGACGCGCAGCTCCGTCGACATCAGGCGCGAGGCGACGAACTGAAGCTCCGGCGGGATAATCATCTTCTCGGCGCGGATCAGCACGCGCAGGCCGGCGGCGTCCTTGTAGCGACGCACCGCGATCAGCGCATCCTGCATGGATGTCTCGTTCAGCTCGGCCTGCACCACCGGCGTGTTGGCGACCACGCCAACGTCGATGGGGTGCGCCACGCTCAGCAGCGGCTGGCCGTCGCCGCCCAGGAAGGAGCTGGACGCGGCGTTGTTCAGCACCGCCGCCGCATAGACCTCCTTGGTCTGCTGGAGGCTATGCCGCAGCGCGGTTGTGTTCGGGTTGAACTGCGACTTGTAGAGGTTGTCGCGGATGGCGAACTTCGTCATCACGTAGCCCAGCGCGATGCCGATGTGCCGGTAGGTGGAGACGTAGCGCTCGCCCATGTCCTCGAAGGTCGTGCCGGCGCCTTCGGCGCGCTGCGAGGCGAGGCCCAGCAGCTTCATCTCCACGTCGCGCTCGGTCTGCATATCCGAGTCGCTGACCTCGAAGATGTCGGTCCACTCAGCCGGCAGCGTGTCGTACTGGCTGAAGATGTTGTTGAGGCCCGGCAACAGAAGGTCGCGGACCTGGGAGGTGGTGATAGCCATCGAAGGTTCTCCTCAGCTTGCCGCTTAGATGCCGGCGTTGACGCGGAAGTCGTGCAGGGCCGGCGTCACCAGCGCGCGGGCGTAGGCCGAGGCGGTGTCGTTGTCGGGCTTGCTCGACCAGTCCAGCAGGCGCCAGACGGTGGATGTGCCGTTGCGAACCGAGGTGTCGATGGCCGCGAAGGACACGCCGGTCTGGAAGTTGCCGGGGCTGGTGGTGGCGGCGGTGGTGCCGATGGTGGTCACCGTGCCGGCCAGCGTGCCCAGGATACCGTTGAAGGTCTGGCCCAGGTCGCCCTTCGCCGGCGCAGAGCCGTCGTTGAAGCCATACTGGACCTCGAAAATCTCGAACGGGTCGTCGTAGACGTAGATGTCGGCGTCGGCGCCGTTCAGCGTGGTGGTGCCCGAGGCCCAGTAGGCCGCCGTGGCATCCTTGCCGCTGGTGTCGATCCACTTGATCGCCGCGACCACGCCGCGAATCTGATCGGACACGCCGGCCTTGTCGATGTAGCCGGTGGTCAGGAACTTCACCGGATCACCGACGAAGATGTTGCTCGCCGTGCCGGAGGCGAGCCGGTACTTGGTCATCGCGCCATTCGGCATCTGACCGGCAACGCGACCCACCGGGCGGAAGCCGAAGGGGGCATTGGTGTTCGCCATGGTGGGTGTCTCCGTTGCTTGGCGAGGAAGGGATCACCGGCGGCCGAGGCCGCCGGCCTGGGCTGCTACTCGGCGAACCGCTGGCGCGACATGCGCTGGCGGCCCTCGGGCGTCGTCTCGGTGACCTCGACGTTGCTGCCGGGGTCGGTGAAGCTGTTCTTGCCGTCCATCTTCGCGTTGAAGTCGCGCTTGACGGTCTGCAACACGTCGCGGTTGACCTCGGCAAGGCGCTGCCGGTGACGATCCGCCAGCACGCGCGGGCGGTGCATCAGGATCAGGCCGCCATTGCGGATGAACTCGTCCTGCTCCTTCTCGCCGGGCAGCATCGGCGGCGCCAGCGATGGGAAGTCGGCACTGGTCACCGGGCGGAAGCGCTCGCGCGCCATGACGCCCTGCATGTTGCCGCGATCCTTCTCGCCCAACGTGCTTTCCCGCACCCAGCGCAGCTCGGTGTCGGGCGGGATCAGGTGGGGCGGCACATGCAGGATGCTGTCGTTGTCGCCGCCCTCCTCGAAGTCTTCGCGGAGGTCGAACATGCGGTCGTCCTCCGCGCGGGAGGCGCGGGCATCACCCTGCGGCGGCGGCGCGGCAGGGACGGTGCTGGACAGGGGCGGGCGGGGGTTGGCCATGTGCTTATGCCTTCAGGCTGTCGAGGTTCATCTTGCCGTCGGCGGCGAGCTTGCGGGCCAAAGCCCAGTATTCCGCCTCCGTCTGGCCGGATGCCTTGGCGAACTCGGACACGCGCGCCCGCATGTTGGCGGGGATCGCGTCGACCGTGGTGCGAACACCAGTGCGACCGGGCAGCGCCGCACGACCGACCGGAGCCGGCCCGGCGCGATAGCCGGGGCGGTTCGGTGTCTGCTGCTGCTGCTGCACGGCCTGCACGTCCTGTTCCTCGGTCTGCTGGCCACCATCGCCACGGTTCACCGTGCCGGGGTAGCGGCGCTCGATCTGCTGCTCGACGAAGCTGAAGTATTCAGCCGTGTCGGGCTGTATCTCCAGGGCCTGGGCCGCCCGGTGCGCCTTCATCGCCTCACCACCCCAGGCGGGGTCGGTGCGGAAACGGGGGTTGCGGTCGATCCACTCCTGGGTTTCAGCGCTGATCGTCGGCTGCGCGACCGTAGCCTGCGGCTGCGGCTGCGATGCCAGAGCTTCCTTGCGGGCGACCAGCGTCGAGAGCTGGACCTGCGCCGCCGCATGGGCCTTGGCGTCGCCATCGAGAAACGCCTGCTCAAGCTGAGCCTGGGTCGCACCGATGTCGCTGTCGATGGTCTGCGCTGTTGTGTGACGCACGGCCCTGATGGCGGCATCACGCTGGGTGCGGGTGGCTGCCAACTGATCCCTCAGCTCTGCGCGCTCGCGCAGCAACTGATCGACCCGCTTCGCCTCTCGCCTCGACTGGCCCTGCCGCTCGAAAGCAGCCTCAGCCCCGTCCGCACCATTGCCGGCTGGTGCGCCACCCTCATGTGCCTGGGGCGATCCGGCAGGCGCCAGATCATCCTCGAAAGCACCATCCCCACCTGGGGGAAGCCCGTCTTCCATTGTTCTACCATAGCGGCTTGACAATCCACAAGAGGCAGCCGCGCGCCCCTCATGGGTTCGGCCTAATGCCGGTTACGCAAGCTCACGACCCGACAAGACGCGGTCGAGGAAGGCCCGCCCAGTGAGGGAGACGACGCATCGCCCCTCGACCTGCCGGAGTTGGTCGCGCATCTCGGTCAGGGCCTGGGTGGTCAGGCCGCTGGCCACCACCTCCTGGGCCAGGGCCTCGATGCTGCCGTCGCGCAGGCCATGGCTCAGCGCGTAGGCATCCCCCAGGAAGTCTTCGAGGGTCTTCGGGGTGGGGGTCACGGCAAGGCCACCGTCTGGCGGCGGATGCTGCGCTTGCGGATCACGCGGGTGGCCGGGCCGGGCAGGGCGTCGATGCGGCCATCGCGCAGGGCGGCGAGCGCGTCGCGGTAGTCGATGACGAAGAAGCGGCTGAACCGGCAGCGTCGACCATCCCAGCGCAGCGCGTCGGGGCGCTGGGCGCTGACCACATCCCAGATGCGGCGACCGTAGGCGCGGATGAACTCGGCCTTGGTCATGTCGCCCGAACAGATGCGGAGGTCATCAGCCGTCCGCTTCCGGTGCCAGCCGCGCAGCAACTCGCCCGTGACTGGCCCCTTGGGGTTCAGCCGCAGGATGCGGGCGCGCACATGCGGGCCGCGCCGGGCCAGCCACGCGGCGGCGGTGGGGTGATCCCAGGTCATGCCGCACCCTCCGGCGACGGCTCGATCAGGTGCATCGGCGCGTCGCCGCTGGCGGCGATGTTGCTGGCCAGTGCGAGCATGCCGGCGCAGCGCCAGTTGTCGGTGTCGCCCCAGGCCCAGACATCGACCTCGCTCGGCCCCGTCTCCACCACCAGAACCGCCGAGCGCCCCGCGACCCGGCCGGCCTCGATGTCGTCGGCCATGTGGCGAAGCTGGGCCGGCACGTCGCGCAGGCTGCGCTCATATAGCTGCACCACCCGCAGCGCCGGCTTGCTGGCGGCTTCCCGCTCGGCGCCGCAGTCGCAGGGGCCGCAGGCAACGCCAGGGCCGCCCTGGGTGGCGCAATCGAGGCTATGCCCGCTCATGTCAGCGGCGTCCTGCGGCTGCCGGCGAACTTGATGTTGCCGAAGCGCACCTCATCGCGGTCAATCTCGCAGAACCGGCCATCCGGCAGGTCGCCACGGCAGCCGGCCAGGGTGCGGGTCCAGATCGCCGAGGCGTCCATCATCGGGTAGGCGTAGGGCTTCAGCGACAGGTCGCTCTTGGCCCGCTCCAGCACCCGCCGGAGCTGCTGCTTGCAGTAGCCCTGCTCGGCCGCATCGCGCTGCGCCTGCAACTCCTCCGGCGTGGGGCCGAGTTCCTTGGCCGCCTCATCCGCCGGCAAAGGCGCGGCTGGCGGCGCTTCCGGGGTGAGTTCCTTGGGTTGGTCGGCGGTCAGCCCCGACCCCCAGGCATCGAGGTCTTCAGCCACTACAGCACCTCCTCGCGCAGCTTGCGTTGTACGGCCTGCCACTCCTCATAGCTGGAGCCATGCGCGTGCAGCAGGAAGCGCAGCCGCCACGCCGGGGCGTTCTCGGCGCCCGCTGTCAGGTCTTCGACGACGACCCCGTTGGTGCGGATCACCAGCAGGCCATGGCGGGTGTCGGGGCCTACCGCGTCCAGCAGCTCGTCGATGGAGCGGGTGACCCAGGCGCTCTTGACCACCAGATCGGCGCGCGGCGCGACGGTGCAGGAGGTCGAGAACATGCTGTAGGCCCGGCCGCACTCGCTGCGGCCATCATCGCGGCCCATCTGCACCTTGTAGCGGGCGCGCAGGGTGGCGAGGATCAGCGCCTCGATGGCCTTGGTGTCAGCCGGCATCCTTGATCCTCCCCTGGAGGATGAGGTTGATGACCAGCCTGCCCTGCTCCGGTTCAAGGAAGCTCTGGATCGCCGGCTTCATGTCGCGGATGACATCGTCGATGGCAGCCGCAATCTCCGGCTCAATGGCGGCGATGATGCGCTCGCGCAGCTTCGCGCGGATGTTCCGCTCGATGCCCTCCAGCATGGCCTGCTGGGTTTCCGGGTGGGTCAGGCTCGCCCTGGTGCTATGCTGCATGCTCATTCGCCGCGCCCCCGCAGCGCCTGCCGACGCGCCTGCATGGCCTGAGGCGTGCCACGCACCACGCTGCCACCCTCCGGCATCTGCCGCTTCAGCGCCTTCGCCGTGCGGCCGACGGCGTCTGGCGATGCCACCGCCTCGGATACCACCGCGCCGGCCCGGTCGCGCGCCTGCACGACGCTGACGCCCGGCACGATGGCGGCGTCCTTCGGCTGCGGGTAGCCCAGCATGCGGGCCATCTGCGCGTCGTCGACGCCACGCCCAAAGGCGCGGGCCTTCTCGGCGTTGTTGGTCAGCAGGGTGCCATCCTCGGTCTGCACCCGGCGCTCGCCGCGCGCCCGGCCGGCGGGCAGCGCGTCCTCGTTGCCGGCCGCCACGAAGACGGCGTCCTTCGGGTGCTTCGGGTCGCGCATGGCGCGCACCTGGGCCTCGATGTCGACGCGCGGCTCCGGCGTCGACGGGGTGACGCGGCGGCGGGTCATGCTGGCTCCTTGTCGGCCAACAACTGCCGCTCGACGGCGTCGGTGTCCCGCACCACGCGCACCGGCGACCACTCCAGCGTGGTGAACCGAAGGTGGTCGCGCACTGGCATGGGGATCACCAGCAGCTCGGCCATTACAGCGGCTCCCTCTCGTCGACGGTTTCCCAGTCCCGCGCCAGGATGTCGGTCTGGCTGGCCAACCACGCCACATGGCTGCCGTCGGCGGCGCGCATGATGATCGTCGGCGGCAAGGCGATGCCGGCCTCGGCGTAGTACGGCACCGTGGCCTCGGCCTGCGCCAGCACCCGCATCGGCTGCGCCAAGCAGAAGCGGAAGGGCGGCGGCTTCACCAGCGCCAGCCACATGCCTTTGCCGTTCCACCCGGCGCGGCGCACGCGCATGCCGGCCTCCATGGCGCTGATGGCATGCCCGAAGCGCATGCCTTGATACATGGACGGGTCCATCAGCCGCCCACCACCTTGCCCAGGTCCACGTCGGCCGGCACCGTGGCCAGCACCGAGGTGTCGGGGATCAAGGTCAACTGCACGCCACCCCACTTGAAGCGCTGCGCGGCGGCGCCGGCCGAGGGCCAGATGATGGCGTCGCCCGGCATGCAGCGCGGCCCGGTCGGGAAGCGCGCGGTGTCGCTCCAGCAGTTCTGCCCGGTCGCCAGCACCAGCCCGATGCGGCCCTGGTACTCGTCTTCCTTGACCACCATCGTCGGCATGATGATGCCGCCCGACGACTTCTGGTTCTCGGGGCGCACGTACTGGAGGCAGAGGAGCTGCCAGCCCTCTGGGTCGGGCAGCTCCAGGCCGGCGGCGCGCATCGCCGCCATCAGGTGGGGCGCGCGGGCCTGCACGTCCTCGGGGATGTCATCGAGCTTCATTGGTCACCACCTTGATCGAGGGTCTTCCGCGATTCTGGGTCGATCAGCTCCAGCAGCTCGCGCTCAGCCTCCACGAAGCCGTCGATGCGGCCTGCGCGGAACTTGTACTCGGCGAAGTCCTTGGCCCCGCCGCGCGCCAGCTCATCCCCCTCCATGCGGCGCTTTTCGCGCAGCGTGCGGATGACCCGGCGGATCAGATCGGCGCTCACGCGACGTGCTGCTGGCCGATGCTGCGCCAGAAGCCACCCAGGTCGCCCCAGACGAAGGGGATCGTCGGCGGCGCCGGCAGCAGCGAGCGCAGGCGGTCGCCGCGCGGGCCGGGCACATAGATGCCGGCCGGCAGGAACAGCGGCTGCGAGATGCGACGCACGAAGGCGGCCGACATCTCGGCGACCGGGAACACCGAGCGCGCGACGGTCGACAGCAGCCAGGGCCGCAACTTGGGTTGGTTCAGCATGGCATCTTGCCCCCCTTGGGCCGGCCGGAGTTGTTCACCCGCACCTCACCGCCCGCCGAGAAGGCGGCCTCGGAAGGGTCGGCGACGGCATCCTGGCCCCCGCCGGCGGTGCGCGGCTCCAGCGTGTTCGGTGATGCCGCCGCGCCGGTGCGCCGCCGGGTGCTGGTCGGCGGCGGCAGCAGGTTCAGCTTCGGCGTCGGCGGCGGCGCGCTGGCGGCACGCACCATGGGGCCACGCCCGGCCTTGACCTCGGGCGGGCTGAAGCCGGGGCGCTGGCGGCGGGTGCGCGGTGTGCTGGCCATCACTTCTTCCCCTTGGCGGCCGGAGCCTTGGCGGGCTGGGCAGCCTTCTTCGCGGCATGCTTGGCGATGGTGACCTTCAGGCCGTGCTGCTTGGTCGCCTCGCGGGCAACCTCCAGGCCATGGCCCGACTGGATCGTGGCGAGGTGCGCCTGCTGGGTGTTGTGTGCCGCCACCTGGGCGCTGGCCTGCGCCTGATAGGCGGTGAGGCCGGCCTGATGCAGCGTGGCCTGGATGCGGTCGGCGTTGATGCCGGCCTTGATATGCTCCAGCAGCACCTTGGCCGTAATCTCGCGCACCTTCAGCTCGCGGTCGCGCGCATCCTCGGCGGCCTCGGCCTGATCGCGTATCGCCTCCATGGCATCCTGGCGCGACGACGCCTCGGTCTTGCGCTGACCCTCGGCCACGTCGGTCGCCATCTTCTCGCGCTTGAAGGCCAGCTCGTCGCGCTTGACCTCCAACTCAGCCATCTTCGTCGGGTCGCCATTGGCCCCGCCGGTGATCGGCGCGATCTTGGCCAGGATGGCGTCGCTGACGGCGGCCACGGCGGCGCTGACCTGCATCTCGATCTGCGGCGGCAGCGGCTGCCCAGGCACGAACTGGATGCCGGTCGCGGCGACGAACTCGGCGGCGTAGAGCATCGCCAGATGCTCGCCGCAATGCGCCATGAGCTGCTGGGTGATCTGCGGCGGCAGGCCCGGTATCTGGAGCTGGCCGATGTGCGCCATGAGGTGCGCCTGATGGCTCTGCTGGAGGCCAGCAACCACCTTCTGCCCGGTCAGGATGTGGGCGAACTCGGTCACCGGGTCGGCCGGCTTGATGTCGTCATGCGGCGGCATCAGCCGCTTGATCTCGTTGTCGCTGCACCCCAGCGTGCGGAGCATGTCTTCGAGCGCGGCCTTCACGTCCATCAGGCCGTTGCTCTGCATCGCCATCTGCAACTTGCCCTGCGCGCGGGCCAGCCGCTGCACCTGGGTCGGGATGTTGGGGTCGCTGACCGGCACGATGTCGTCGGCGTCGGCGAAGTCCTGCGCCATCGCCTGCCCCTTCTGGCCGTTGACCACGTAGGGGTAGGTCGCGCCCTCATCCTCGGCGAACAGCCGCGACAGCATCCGCAGCTCCTTGCGCTGCGCGGTGTGGCAGCGCTGGAGGGTGGCGGCCTCGGGGCGCATGGCCTGCTCGATCATGGCGACCGTGGTGCCGACGGGAGCGTCCTGGCGACCCTCGCCGACCTGCAACTCGGTGGTGTTGCCGAGCTGCTGGCCCATGCCGACCACGCTCTCGATCAGCGCCGCCCATGAGGTCGGCACGTCGCGGTAGGGCATCGGCATGACGGCCTCCTGAATGGAGCCGCCGCCGGTGTCTATCTCCTTGAACTGCCCAGGCCCGACGGTGATCGAGCTGTCCTCGGGCCGCGCGCCCTTCTTCCGCAACCCGCCGGGGAAGCTGAACAGCGTCACGGCGTTGATCGCCTGTCGCCACAACACGCTGGCGGTGTCGGTGGTGGCCGCCATCATGTGGATCAGGCCCCAGCCATAGAAGCCCTGGCCGGGGTGGAACTTGTAGTGGCTGTAAATCTCGCGCCGGCGGAACAGCGGGTCGCCCTCGCGCCAGTCGCGCTCCAGCCGCAGCACGCGGCGGGTGCCGACCTCGATGGTGACCAGCCAGGGCAGCGGCAGGCCATCCGGCTCGCCCTGGGCGTCGAGGTGGGCGAGGTCGGGATGATCGACATCCAGCAGCACCTGGGCCTCGACGATCTCGTAGGATGCGAAGCGCGCGTCGGTGGTCTTCTTGATGCCGGTCGTGGTGTCCTTGGCGCGGCTGCTGCTGGCCGCCATCGGGTCGCCCAGCTCCAGGCGCCGGTAGTAGCCGCTCCACATGCGGCGCGACATCTCGGCCTGCGCCACCTCATCCTCGAAGGTGATGCGCGGCGCGCTCTGGAGGTCGACGGCGTCGTCGCTCACCAGCAGGTTGAACGGGGTCAGGAAGCGGCTGCGCGGCTGGCCGGTGACAGGGTCGCGGTAGACCTTGCGGAAGATGCTGCCGCAAAGGCCGAGGATCAGGTTCCCCCTGTCGAAGTCGTCGTAGTAGCCCTCATCGACCGCCGTCAGGTAGAAGTTCAGGAAGTCCTGCTTGCGGCGGGCCTTGGCCTCAATCTCCGGGGTCTTGTCGCCGATCACCTCGCAGCGCGCCGGGCCGGCGGCGGGCAGCATCTCGGCCCGCGATGTCGAGGTCCAGCGCACGGCGGCGATCAGCAGCATCGGATGCACCGCGCCGCTGCTGCCGTTGAACGGCTTGTCGAGCCGCTGCACCTTCAGGCCCAGGTACTGCATGCCGGCCGTCAGGGTGGCGCGATGCTCGACCACGCTCTCCTTGTCGACCTCGATGCCATCCAGCACCTCCTCGGCGATCCATTGCAGCGCGTCCTCATCCAACACCTCGGCGAGGTTGTCGCCATGGGCACCGGGCGAGATGCCCACATCGGTCGGGTCTTCGACCACCAAGGCCAGCGAGCCATCGGGCTGCTCGACCGCCTGGGCGCCGCCGAGCTGCTGGAGCTGCTGCGGCGTCAACTCGGCAGCCATCTCGGCCGAGGCTGGCGCCTGCGGCATGCCGCCCTGGGGCGGCTGCGGGGCCTGCTGCTGAGGCTGGGGTTGCTGGGGCGACGGGGCGCCCTGGGCCGCGCCCAGCCCCTGCGGCATGCTCCCGCTCATCGGGGTTAGCGCAGGCCGCAGACGACGCGGATGTCGGCGATCTGGGCCTCGATGCCGGCCAGCCGCGCCTCCAGGCAGGGCGGCAGCGGCACGGGGGCGGTGGCGTCACCCTCGGCCGGCGCGTCGGCCTGTTCCACGGGCGGCTGGTTGGCGCTGGCGGCGGCGATGGCGGCGATCTGCTCGGAGGTCTGCGCGGCGTCGGCCGGCGCGTCGGTGGTCGATGTCTCGCTCATGCTGCGTCCCCTAGTGGGCCGTCGGCGTCGCCGGCGACCCAGGTCAATCCGGTAGAGGGATGGCCTATAGCACGGGGAGTTGAGAGCTGGCAGCAGGTATTCTACCGCCGATGCTCAGTAGAGCGCGGCCTCCTTGGGGTCGCTGCCGCCCGGCATGACCGGCGGCGGATCGTCCTCGACGAACAGCTCGAAGCCCAGCTCGCGCAAGTGCCGTAGGCCATGCGTCACCGAGTCGAGGTAGTCGTCATGCCTGCCACGCGGGAAGGCGGCGCACTCGTCGATGCACTCCTGCGCCCAGGGCCGGAACACCGGGTCGCTGCCGTGGTCATCCTGGCGGTCGGGGAAGTCGCGGCGCAGCGCGGTATCCTTGACCCCGCGCGGCTCAAGCTTGGCCACCGCGCAGACGCTGCCATGCTCCATGAAGGTCTGGACGCTGTAGGCGCGGGCGAACTTGTCGGTCGAGGCCGGCAGCTCGACCACATTCATCTCCGGCTGGCGGCGGCGCAGCTCCTGAATGACGCTCTTGCCGCTGGCCTTGCCCTCGATCACCACCCGCATCGGCACGCCGCGCCGGCCGAAGTGGTGCGCGGTGTCCTCCAGCTTCTCCATCAGGCTGGAGAACTCCAGGCGCTCGGCCCAGGCGTAGCGCAGCAGGAAGCGGGCGCGCATGTCCTCGCCCCTGACCACCCACCAGACCGTGCAGGCGGTGCGGTCGTTCTGCACCTCCTTGGTGTAGGCGGTGTCGAGGCTGATGACGATGAACTCCGGCTCGGTCGCCTCCAGCGGCGTCAGCCAGGGCTGCCACCAGTGGCGCTTCACCACCGCGCCATCCTCGCTGTAGGGCCTCTGCTGGTAGAGTGCGGTCCAGTGGCGATCACTCAGCGCCCGCTTGATCCGGCGAAGATGCTCGATGGGGAAGCGCTCGGGCCACAACGGCTGGCCGTCTGGCGTGATCGCCGGGAAGTCCACGACTTCCCAGTCCTCATCCTTGTGTTCCCTGGTGACGAAGCCGATCAGGTCATCCTCATGCCAGCGGGTGCCGATCAGCACGATGGCGCCGTCGGGCGTCAGGCGGGTGTAGGCCACCGACCCCCACCAGTTTTTGACCTTGGTGCGGATGCGCTCGCTGTCGGCCTCCTCATCGCCCTTGATGATGTCGTCGACGATCAGCACCGAGGCGCCACGGCCGGTGATCGGGCTGTTGCGGCCCGCCGCGAAGTAGCCGCCCTGCTGCGGGGTCTTGAAGCGCCGCGCCGCCGCGCTGTCCTTCCGCAGCGTGACGCCGGGGAAGACCAGATTGTAGAGCGGGTCGGTGACCTGATTGCGGACCTCGCGCCCCCAGTCGTCGGCCTTGTCCTGGCTGTAGGTGGCGCAGATCAGCTCGCGGTCTGGGTGCTTGCCCAGATACCACGCCGGGAAGTGCTGCGAGGCCAGCAGCGACTTCCCATGCCGGGGCGGCATGGTCAGGATCACCCGCTTCTTCTTTCCAGCCGCCACGTCGTTCAGCACATCAGCGATGCGCTGATGGTGCCGGGCGACGCGGAACTTGGGGAAGAACAGCGAGGTGTAGAAGGCGAGGTCGCTGCGGCAGAGCGCCTGTATCTCGTCGGGCGTGACCTGCCGGTCGAAGATGCTGGTCACCGGCCGGCCGTCATCCCATCGCCCAGATCGTGATGACCGCCGAGGCCCAGCAGACGGCCAACCAGACGATGACGCTCATCAGCAGATCAGCCAGCGCGCGATGGCGCCTGTCGCGCTGCCGATCACGACGGCCAGAGCTATCTCGATCAGGAAGTCGCGCATTGAGCCATCTCCGTTGCTGAGCCGTCGATGACCATACCACGACCGAAGCGCGCCTTGATCGCTTCACGCAACGCCTCCTGCTGCTCGTCGGTCAGTTTTACGCCATCCTCGCGGGCATCACCCTCAGTGCCGTTCATGCCGAAGGCCACCCGCTCCATCCGCACCAGCCGCTCGCGGCAGCGCACCAGCTTCTCGAACGTCTCGGCGAGGCTGTCGACCTGCAACACGGTGTCGGGCGGGTTGGTCTGCACCGCGAGCTGGAGGTAGCCCATCAGGCCGTCGCAGAAGGTCGTGTCGCGGGCGATGGTGGCGCGGTGCTGCCGGATCACCTCGACCTGGGCGGCGGCGGCTGTCTGCACCGCCTGGGTGGCCTGCTCGGGGCGCAGGCCGGTGATCGCCATGACGGTGGGCAGCGGCTCGTCGTCGCGCGTCTCCTGCGCCGCCTTGCGGATCACCTGGGTGGCGCCGGCCAGGGCCTTGCTCCAGCCCTCCTTGATCGCCCGTTTGCGGATGCCCTCACCGCTGACGCCATACGCCTTGCCCAGGCTGGCGTTGCCGGGATAGGCGCCGGCCTCATAGTCGGCGCGGATCGAGGCCCAGTCGATCATGCGCGCCGCTTGTCGAGGAGCGCCCACCGGCGAAGCTGGGCAGCCGTCGGCTCACCCATGACGTGGCGATGGGTGCGGTAGCGCCGGCCGCCGGAGCGCAGCACGCTGGCGACCGACGGCAGCCGCGCCGTCTCGCGCAGGCGCCGCGCCTCGAACTCGGTGATCCATGCCACCACCTGGGCGACCGGGTCTTCGGCCGGCCGGCGATTGGCCGTGGCAGCCGCCGCCAGCGCCTGGAGCTGGCGCAGCTTGCCGAGTATCTGGCCGGAGGGGAGCTTCAGCGCGCAGTCAGCCACCAGCTCGCGGATCAGCGGCGGAAGGTGGCTATGGTGCCCCAGGTCTTCGGATCGGTCGCCCTGGACCGCGCCGACGCCGGTTGATGCGTTGCTGGCCATTCCAACCTCCAGGGTGGGGGCTGCCTCGCCCTGGGTGCCAGCGGCCGGGCGAAGGCCGCCTCCAGGGCGAGGCAGGATCGCAGGAGGTAAAGCCCTCGGTCGCCCGACCGAGGTGGCCATCCCGCAACCGTGAATGTAGTTGGCGGTGGTTGCAGCGACAACTGCTAAGTTGTCGCGCGTGAGGCGGCGACAACTCGGCCCGCCAACAGGCTCCCCGACAACCAGCCAACAACAACGCCTTGCCGCCTTGCCGCCCGATAAGTGCTGGTTGGCGCAGCCACAACGCGACAACTCGCGCCTGCCGCGCCAGCACGCCCCATAATCATGTCGCCCGGCAAGCTGGACCTGGGATTGCCGCAGGTCCAGCGACCGGCCTCCGGCCGGGATGCCCTGGGATGCCGCGATGCGGGCAAAGAAAAGCCCGGCCGCGCGAACGGCCGGGCTGAGTTTAGGGAGGAAACGTCCATGCCGGCGACGCCACACCGCCGACCGCGCCAGGATGGCCCTGACCGGGCCGGGGCGTCAACCCAGGATTGGGTTGCCCAGGCTCCGGTAGTAGAGGACCACCTCATGGTAGCCGAGCCGCAGCAGCTTCTCGGCGAAGGTCAGCGGGGGATGGGTCACGACAGCGGCGCCTTGAAGGGCTTATCCACCAGCTTGATGGCAGCGTCGACCAGGGCCTCCAGCCGCTCGCTCTCCTTCGCCTCCATGTTGTCGCTCTCGGTGCCCTTGGCGCGCTGCATGATCGCGGCATCGCCGGCGACATTGCGGGCCTCCACCAGGGCCGCCCTGGCCTCCCGCAACTTCCACTCGGCGAAGCGCCGGCGCTCGACCTCGTAGTTGTTGGCGACCAGCAGCCCATCAATGCGGTCGTCCTTGGCGCGCATGACCTCATCGGCGCCCAGGGGGCGCGTAGCTGGCGGCCTGATCGCGCGAAGCTCGGCGACCAAGGCTCGGATAACCTCTTTGGTCTGCTTCATCGCCACAGCCGCCACGCTCCGCTCCAGCGCAGCCCGATCCTCAGCCCCTGGCGGCGCTTTCCCTGCCTCGGCGTCCCGCACGAAGTCCCGCAGCTCCTTCAGGGAAACGGTGCCGAAGTTCGGGATGCGGCGAAGGTGCTGGTCGCTCAGCTTCAGCACCTCGCCCATGGTCCTGATGCCATCGTTGTGCAGGCATTGTCGAAGCCGCGTCGACAGACGCTTCTCGTCCATCGGCGCGACATCCCGCCAACTCTTGATGTCGTCCATCACCACTCCTCCTTCTTCAGGCCCTCGCTGAACACCCCGGCGAGGTTGCGGCCATTCAGGACGCCGCTGACCTCCAGCCGCAGCGCCTCCAGGCGCAGCATCAGCGGGGTTCCCTGCGCCACCTCCTGATAGCGCGCCAGGACATCTCCGGTGTGGCGCAGGCAGTCAGCGAGCGTGGTGTAAGCCACCCGCGCCAGGGTGCGGTCGGTGGGGCGGCCAGCAGCGGGCTTGCCGGCCTGCTCGACCATCAACGCCTCGATCATGGTCTGCGGCGTCGCGGCGCCGGTGAGGTAGGCAGCGTTCACGTCATGCACGCCGCTGACCACCGCCTTGAACCGCTCCTGCGGCGTGCTGCCGGTCGAGCCGTAGCCACCCTCACCACGCTCGGTCTGGCTCAACTCCTCGGCCAACACGAACTCGGCGCGCACCACCGGGGCGATGACGCCCTGGGCGATCCGCATGCCGCGCGTCACGATGAAGGGCTTATCACCGGAGTTGTAGAGGATGACCTGCACCTCGCCCCTGAAGTCGCTGTCGACCGTGCCGGGCGAGTTCACCACCATGAGGCCGGCCTTCAGCGCGTGACCGCTGCGCGGCCGAACCTGCATCTCATGGCCCGGCGGCACCTCGAAGCAGAAGCCGGTCGGGATCAGGGCGCGCTCGCCGGGCTGGATGGCGCACTGGCCAGTGTGGTTCACGGCAGACGACAAATCGAAGCCGGCCGCGCCGGGGGTGGCGTAGGCCGGGAGGTCCAGCCCCTCGCCGTGCGGCAGGCGCCGCAGCTTCACGATCTGGCTCATGCCGCATGCACCTCCGGCAAGCAGTCCAGGGCTTCGATGACCTGCTGCACGGTGGTGTGGATGCCGTCGGCCAGGAGATACATCAGCTCCGGCTCGAAGCCCTTCTCGTTCAGTAGGATGAAGGTCGGCTTGCCCCGGCCGACCATGTAGCCAGCCTCGATGTGGGCGCTGCGGCCCGAGGGCAGCAGCAGGACGCACGTATCGGCCCAGTCCATCGCCGCCTTGTCGAGGGCGAAGCCGGCGGCCGGGATGCCGCCGTGGATCAGATTGGCGTACTTCTCGGGCGTCCAGTCCTGCCACGCCGGGTCCATCTCCCTCCAGGCGAAGCCGGTGTTGCCCGGTGCCGGGTTGCGGAAGTCGTAGCAGAGGTGGCCAGCCTCGCGCAGCGCGGCCAGCACGTCGAAGTAGATCGGGTTGCGCCAGGAGCTGGCGAGGTAGATGCGGCGGGCGGCCATGTCGGCCCTCCTTGGTTTGTTGGTTGGCAAGATGCCCGGCTCCCCGTCTTCCCGCTGTATGCGCCTGCGAGCCGCAGCCTGCGCGGGTTGACCCCGGCCGAGGCCGGGGCAGAAGGGGTGGATACGCCGCGCCGGGCGGCAGCGTCGGAAAGGGCAGGCTCCGGCGTCGGTTACCGCGAGGCGGTCTGGCCCGGCAGCGTCAGCAGCGGGATCGGGGCGCTGGCGTAGAGGTTCTGCGGCAGCGTGCCATTCCAGCGCTCGGCCGTGCGGAGCTGCACCAGCAGCGGGTTGCTGCCCAGCGCCTTGGCCTGCGCTTCGATGGACGCCGCCTCAGCCTCGCCGCGCAACCGGATCGCGTCGGCCTGGGCCTGCGCCTCCAGCTTCTGGCTATCGGCCCGGCCGCGCGCCGCCTCGATGGCGGCATTGGCCTCACCCTTGGCGCGCTCGACCGCCGAGACGGCGTCGGCCGTGGTGCGGGCCTGATTCTGCTGGGCCACCGCCGCCAGATCGACCGCCCGGCGATACTCGGGGCTGTAGTCGAAGTTGACGAGCTGGAGGTCGACCACCTCGACGCCATACAGCGCCATGGCCTGCTCCCGCACATGGCCCAGCAGCGCCGTCACTATGGCGGCCCGCTGGGTCGGGATCGCCTCGGCGTGGCGCTGGCCGACCTCGATCTTGGCCCGGTCGATCACCATCGACTGGAGCCGCTGGTCGACGTTGCGACCCTGGCGAAACACCCGCTCGACGCTCTCGGCCGGAACCTGCCACTGGACGGTGATGTCGAGGTCGACGTGCTGCGGCTGGGCACCGCTGGTGAACGTCTCCAGCTTGGTCAGCGTCAGGGTCTGGAGGCCCAGGCTGACCAGCTCGATGCCGTCGATCCAGGGCGCCTTCAGGTGCAGGCCAGGGCCAGCGACATAGCTGAACCCGCCGTTGCGGGTGACCACGGCACGCTCACGCTCATGCACGCTGAACAGGCCGGAGATGACGGTCGCCAAAATGGCCACGCCACCAACGCCGTAGATGATGCGGCGGCCGAGGCGGCGGGCGGCGGCGCGGCCGGCCTCAGCGGCCTCACGCTCAACCCGGTCGCGGTATTCTTGCGGGCTTTCAGGGCGCCCCGCCGTGGCGTTCATTGCGGGGTTGCTCATCATGCTGTCGTTGCGCGGGGGCATGTGCCCTCCTCCTGTTGGATGTGGTGGCCGTCTTTCCGGCCTGTCACGCCATGAGCTGCGTTTGCTCTGGGTTTTTTACGCCCGCGCCGCTTGATCCCAGCAACGACGACGCGGGGTGCCCAGGTCTGGCCCTGGACGCGCCCCTCTTGCCTTTCGGCCCCGGAGGAACGGGTCTGGACCCCTAGAAGGGGATGTCGTCGTCGAGGTCGCCGCCACCCCTGGGGGCATCCCACTGGCCGCCACCACGGCCACCGCCGCCGCGCTGACCATCGCCGCCGGTGCCGCGACCGCCGCCATAGCTCGCCTGCCCACCACCCTGCGGCCGGCCACCACCGCCGCCCGCCGCGTGGCCACCGCTGGGAGCGGCGCCATTCCCGCCGGCCGCAGGCCGCTGCTGCTGCTGCTGGCCTCCCCGGTCATCCTGGCGGGCATCCCCGCCACCCTGCTGCCGGCCGCCGATCAGGGCAATATCACCCCGGAACTGCCGCAGCACGACCTCGGTGCTGAACTTGTCGGCGCCGCTGGCGTCCTGCCACTTGCGGGTTTCGATCTGGCCTTCGAGGTAAACCTCGCTGCCCTTGAACAGGTAGCGCTCGGCAATCTCCCCCAGCTTCTCGTTGAAGATGGCGACCCGATGCCACTCGGTACGCTCTTGCCGGTTGCCATCCTTGTCCTTCCACGTCTCAGACGTGGCGACCGACAGGTTCACGACCTTGCCGCCGTTCTGGAAGTTGCGGACCTCCGGGTCTTTGCCCAGGCGGCCGACGAGGATGACCTTGTTGACTCCAGCCATTACGGTTCCTTTCCGAACACGTCGTTAAGTCCCGGCGCGAGCGCTTCCCGCACCTGGGTAGTGGTGAGCGTCGGCCCCCTGCTGGGCCTCCGGCGCTCGAAGACCTCGAAGGCGATGATGAAGCCAGCGAGGCCACATACCCCCGCCAGCTCGATCAGCGCCGCCAGCAACCTCAGCATCTCCGGCGTCATGCCGGCTCCTGCGGGGTGGCCTTGCCGTCATCACCGATCCGCTCGACGCCGACGACCTGCAAGCTCTTGAAGGCGGGTCTGGTGCCGTGGATGGCGTAGAGGGCCTTTTCGGCCAAGGCTTGGTTGGGGGCGATGCGGTCATCGCTGAACACCTGGGTGCCACCACCCTGCTGGCGGTAGCGGATGCGAAAGGTCGGCATGGTCAGTAGGGCCGGTCGGCAATCGACGGGATCACCTGGGTGGCGACGGCCACCACCGGCGGGGAGGTCAGCTCGCGGCGGTGCAGCAGCAGCGCGGCATGGGCTTCGCGGGCAGCGGTATTGCCCTGCTTGGCAATGGCCTCGATCAGCACGATGGCCCGGTTGAGGTCGGGGTAGACGGCGGTCATGTGACCCTCCTGTTGGTGGGGCCGGCTCGATGCCGGCCCGGTGATGTTGAAGCCCGGCACCCGCCATGTCAACCAGCGAGTGCATTGTTCTATGCGCTATGCACCAGATTGTCGCATCATGGCGCAGCGGCAGCCCCGGTCGCCAGGGCTGCTGCACTCCTCGCTGGGCAGGCACGCCACCCAGGCGGCCGGCGGCGGCTCGGGGATCGCCACCACCTCAGCCTTGCGCGTCTCCAGGGTCCAGGCTCGGCCAAGGCCATGCTTCCGGCGCCACGCGGCGAACGCCTCGGCCAGCATCTTCTCCAGATCGGCCTTCTGCTGCGCCGAGGGCGACATCGACAGCTCACCATCCTCATCCTGCCGCTCCTCATTCGCGTCGTGCCATTCCTCCAGCACGTTGTCGGCGTCGAAGAACTTGTCGGTCAGCACCTCGGGGCGGCCCTCGCAGATCGTGACCTCGCCGTCGATGCCGTCGCGCTTGGCAGCCGTCAGCGCCTCCTCCAGCGCGGCCTCCCGGCTGTTGCCGCTGATGTAGTAGCGCTCCGGCTCGGAACCCCACCCCCAGACCCAACCCCATTCGGCGTCGCGCGGGTCAGCCGGCATCAGGGGCCTCCTTCAGCTTCATCTGCTTGTCGTTGATCTGCCGTCGCACCGTGGCGCCGGCGCGCAGGCCGTTCATCCTGCTGGAGGCCCAGCGCTCCCCGGTCGGGGTGACGAAGCTGCGGCGGGTCTTCACCACCTCGCCGATGTCGGGCAGCGTGCCGATGGCCAGGATGTGCAGCTCGACCGAGCCGACCTCGGCATCGCCGTCGTCGCCGAACAGCCAGCCGCCGGTGTCGGGGCAGGAGCGGAACAGGACCGGGCCGGTCCAGACCTGACCCTTGGCCAAAGGGAGCTTAGAACGCATGGGGTGGGGCCTCCTTGCGCGGCAACGGCTTCCCAGCCGCGTCGCGGGCCAGCTCCAGCGAGCCAGCGTTCAACGTGCGCTCGACCGGCTTCACGCCAGCGCGCCCCACATCAAAGCGGATGTAGTAGCCCCGCTCATTGGCAGGGATCGCCGTCCCGAAGATGCTGATGACCGTGCCGGCCCGGCGGGAGGCCGCCATGCGGGCAAGGTCGCGGTCGCGCCAGCCAACGGCCTCCACCAAGCGCACCTTCACCCTCGCTGAACTCCCTCTGCGCCTCCTGGGCGCGATCCTGCGCCACGCGCACCGCCATGCGTTTCAGGCCGCCTACGCTGTAGCCCAGCCGGGCGGCGATCACCGGATGGGTCAGGCCCTCCTGGCGCAGCTTGTCGCGCCTGCGGATCAGCTCGGCGCGCTGCTCTGGGGTCAGGTTAGCCACCGGGCGCCTCCTCAGCCTTGGCTGCCGGAGCGCGGCGAACCTCCCTCAGCCAGGGCCACAACTCGTCGGGATCGAACCCGCGCGCCCTGGCGACCACCTCCAGCGCCGTCACCCGGATCGGAAAGTCGACGCCCAGGAACTTCGCTACAGCGTCTCCGGTGCGGCTATGGCCGCCCTGGAAGCTCGGCGCCATCGTCAGCACAAGGCGCAGGGCCTCGGTGGCCATCGGCGCCGGGTCGGTCGGCGGCGGCGCCTCCTCCCCGGCCGGGCGGTACGGCACCCGGCTGTCGGCCGGCAGCAGCTTCCGCAGGCCGGCGACGGCCTCCTCGATGTTGGGGTGGCGCCGGCTGTAGCCGCCCTCGGCGTGGCGCTTGTGAAAGCGCAGCTCCAGGCCCCGCATGCGCGGGCTGATCGAGAGCCGGATGCGCGCCTCATGGCACAACAGCACAAGGAACGTCAGGCCGCAGCCATCGAAGGTGGCCAGCTCGCCGTGCCGCAGCGGGACCATCAGGTGATCCCATTCAGAGTCGTCGCTCTCGCTGCCCCACTCGATGCTATCCCAGGTGATCGGCGCGTTGTAGATGCCGCCCAGAGACATGCCGATGATGTCGAAGACCCTGGCCTGGAAGGTCGTCAGCTTGTCGGGCGCCTGGGTCCAGCCGACCCGGCAGCCATGGCGGTCGACCTTCGGGCGGCGCTTGCTGGCCAGCGCTTTCGAGGCGCTGATGTTGCGCTGAACCCAGTCAGCGTGATCCATGTCGAAGTAGCTCATGCCGGGAACATCTCGTCTTGCAGCTCGCGCAGCCGCGCGGCGGTCAGGTGCTTGGGGATGCGAGGGAACTCTCGCATGCGGCGCTTCAGCTCCTCCCAGACCGAGCTACGCGCCCGATCCTCCTCGAACACCGCGACGCTCGGCCAGACCGTGCCGCGACCATCCTCGACCGCGCGGGTCGCCTTGTTGATGCGGAGGCCGGCGTGCGGCCATTCCCGCTTCTCGCCCGGCAGGTAGGCGTAAGCCCAGATGCGGCCGACGCGGCCGATCAGGTGCCGCTCGGGGCCGCGCTCGACTTGGCCGGCGCGGCGGATGTGCCCCCTGTAGAGCTGGATGAAGACTTCATCCCCCGGCTTCAGGATGTCCATTCTGACCCCTCTGCGAGGGGCATCGCCCGTTGCGGGATGCGGCGGGCAATGCCCCTCCTTGGTGACGCTGGTCTATGCCCAGCGCTGATGATGTATCGGTTCCTGGCCGCACCGTCAACAGGTCGTGATGGCAGTCGCGGTCATCGGCCGCTCGCGCGGTGTTGCGCGGTCAGGCTTCGAGAGCGTGCTGCTTGGCGTAGGCCAGGGCCTCTGCCCTGGTGTCGAAGCAGCCCAGGTAATCGTCAGCCTCCTTGCTGGCGAACATCTCGAAGACCTGCGCCGAGGCATCCCAGACCAGCCAGTATTCTCGGCTGCGGTGACGGTAGATCAAGGAAAGCTCGGCCATCTCAGCGGCCTCCCTGGGCGGCCTTCAGGGCGGCCCTCCAGTGGATGCTGTCGTTCAGCCAGAGCGGCCCGTTGATGCTGTAGGGGTCGTTGAAGGCCGCCTCGACCAGCAGCTTCGCCGCCTCCAGGGCGCTGACCTCGCTGCGCCCCCAGGTGATCCGCGACCGCCCGCCGGCCAGGGCCAGGAAGCCATGGGTGGCGGGGTCGGCCTTGGCGGTGATGACCACGCCGCGATGCTCGATGAACTCCGGCAGCTCGACCACGTCGAAGGTGCCGGGGTGCCAGTCGACATCACGGGCGATCAGTGGATGGTCGGCCGGGATACGCTGCCAGTCGCCGCGCAGCTCGGGCAGGATGTCCTGCGGGCTTTGGCCGGGCCGCATGTCGTGCGGGATCAGGACGAACGGCTCTCGCTTGCTCGGGAGCCAGATGGTGACGGCGGTCATGTGACCCTCCATGGATGAGGCCGGCTCGACGCCGGCCCCCCCGGTTTCTACGCGGCCTCGGTTATCTTGTCAACCGACAAGCTGCTTGCCCCAGGCCAACCCGTAGTTCTTCGCGCAGGTCTGGCCGTATCCGGCCTGGAGGCTGCGGGCATCCTTCAGCGGCAGCGAGCAATAGGAGCAATGCCCGGTGGTGCGGCCATGCTCGGCCGAGACGGTGGCCGGGTCGGCGGCGAAGCGGGCCAGCAGCGCGCCCACCGGGCCGGCGCGGTCGCCGGCGGTGCGGGACAGCTCCCAGCGGCCATCGCGGTGGATGCGGCCCAGCCACTCGCGCTCCTCGAAGGCACCGGCGGTGGTGACGTTCAGGCTGCCCGGCACGCGGGCGCGCTCGCCGGCGACGGTGATGCGGATCGCGCCGGCCTCAGCATCGCTGAGGGTCACCACCGGCCGAACCAGCTTCGAGCCAGCCTTGTCGAATAGCGCCAGCACGCCGGTCAGGTCGTCGGCGACCCGCACGCTCGCGCGCTCCTCGGTGCCGCTGGAGCGGGCCGCCAGGACGCCAACCCAGTGCCATTGCTTGTCGCTGGCGCGGTTGTGGCGCACGGCCTGGAGGAGGTCGACCGCGAACTTGCGGTCCTTCTCGCTCAGACGGTCGAGGTTGGCGGCGAGGATGCTGGCGGGGTTTGCGGTCATGGCGGTCATCGGACCCTCCTGTCGAAGCCGGCGGCGTTGCCGGCCCGCTCTACTTACGAACCGGCAAGTGCTATGTCAACTGGCAAGTTTCGCTGGCCCATCCCAGTCTGGGTAAATCTGCTTCAGGATCGCAGCGGCGGTGTCGGGCTTCAGCCCGGCCGCCAGCAGCTTCGGGTAGCTGTCATTCGGGTCGCCCGGCGGGGCGTAAGGCTCCAGGCGCCAGCCGGGCGGAACCTCCCATAGCTGGCGCTGACCGTCAGTGCTGACAAGCCTGGGGCGCTCCATGGCCTAGCCCTCCTTCTTCGGCAGCTTGGCCAGCAGGGCGCGAGCGTCCTGCATGGAACCATCCATCTCGGTGGAGGTGCCGGCGTCCAGCAGCCCCTGGATGACCTCGACCGCCCCGTTCAGCAGGTCCGCCAGGGCGGCCATGTTCCGCAGCTCGGCGGCGGCCTCGACTGCCCCCTTCTCGCTGCCGTCGCGGTGAACCGCCAGCAGCAGCGGCAGCACGCCAACCCAGGTCGGCGGCAGCATCCTGATCGCGGCCACCTGTGGCGCCGGCGCTGCGGCGCGCGGGGTGAGGCCCACGTTCTCGTCGCTGCAATCCACCACCTTCCAGCCGAAGCTGTTCCAGCGGGCGACCAGCGGAGCGCCGCGATAAGCGCTGGTCAGCGTCACGCGGCGCAGCGGCAGGTCGATGCCCACCCGCTCCATGGCCATCCGGCTTGCCGCGTCGGTGGGGGCCGCCCCATCACGGCGCAGCATGTCGGCCGGGAACTCGCCCCGGCCCTCGACGGTGTAGGTCACGCTGGCCATCGTCTCAGCCCTCCCGCTTGGCGTTGGCGACGATCTTGGTGACCCGCTCCAGCTCGCCGACCGACAGGCCGCCACGGCTGGGGCTGGTGGCAACCGCCTGGAGCGCGCCCAGCATCTCGGCCCGCTCGGCCCGCAGCAGCGGCAGCTCCTCGGCATCCAGCTTGGCTATCGCGTCCTCGGTGATCTTGATGACCTCGTCCTGGCCGGCGATGTCATGGTGGATCGCCATGTGCAAGGCACGAACCACCACCGTGTCGACCTTCAGCGCCCGCGAGAAGCTGGCGGCGACCACGTTGGCGTCGCTCTCGGAGACGAAAATGCCGTCCCGCTCCCAGGTGGCCAGCGTGCCGTCGTTGATGGTCTGCCGGCTGATGAAGCCCAGCCGGTAGATCGGGCGACCGCCCTCGGTGCCCTTAACCAGCACCATGCGGTTCCGCTGGCCCTGCACGACCAGCAGGTCGGCCTGCGCCTCCGGCAGCCCGGCCAGGAGCGCCTTGCTGGCGTCGCGGGCCTCGATGAACTTCGCCAGCATGTCGGTGGCGGTGGCGCGGGCCTCGGTGATCTGGGCCAGGGTGCGCGGGGTGGTGGTGGCGGTCATGTGACCCTCCGTTGGTGGTGTCCAGCTCAGTGCCGGTGCGCCCTTTTCGGCCCTCCGGCACGTCTTGTCAATCGCCAAGTTGGCGATGCACTACTTTTTCTGGGCGGCAAGTGCCAGCCTCATCTGGGCCTGGGCGTTGTTCCAGGCTCTGGTGTCGCTCGGCGTGCCGCTGCTGAACAGCAGGATGCCGTGGCCGCGCATGCGGAGGTGGCCCTTCGAGGTTGTGGAGACGACCAGACCGGCCGCCTCCGCTTCCTTGACCAGATCGCGCAGCTTCGACTGGTCGCGCTTCATGCCCGGCCGGCCTGCTGGAGGTCGCGGCGCAGGTCGCGCATCTCCTCCCGAGACGCCGCCGTGGCGTAGGCCGGCCGCTCCTGCTGCTCCTCCAGCAGCGTCAGCAGCCGGCGCAGCTTCTCCTCCAGATCGACGCGCGAGGTGGCCATCCCGTTGGCGACGACCTCCATGATGCGGTAGGCCATCACGCATGCCCCGCCGGGGTGGAGAACCACGCCTGCATCTTCTGTTGCAGGTCGTGCTGGCGGATGTGCGCGGCCCGCACGTTGGTCTGGAAAGCATCGCAGGCCATGGCGTGGAGCTGGTCGTGAATGACGCCCAGGTCGACGTTCGCCGCCACGGCGACGTTGACCATGATCTTCACCGCCTCGAACAGCATGCCATTGGCGATGAAGCTGGGCGGGTGCGCCTCCTCCATCAGGGCCAGAGCGGCGCCATGCACAGCGAGGCCGGCCGAGTTCGCCGCCGCGATGTAGGCCGGGTCGGTGGTGGCGCCGGCAGCCAGCTTGTTTTGCAGGTCGGCGCCAGCCTTCATGCCGGCCGCCTTCTGCTCATCGGTCTTGTCGGTCATCATATCCCCTTGGCGCATCTGCGCCGCTTGCGGTGAGGCTCCAGGGTGGGCAGCGCCCGCCCCCTGGCGTCAATGGGGCCAACCTCACGGCCAGCCCCCGCGCGCTTCAGGCCAGCGCGCAGACCTTGCGAACGGCGGTGGCCGCCGCAATCTCGCGCTCCATCTGGGTGGTCGCGGCGTGATCCTGGCCGGTCTTCCGCATCTGGCCATGGGTGGCGTCATGGGTGATCGCCGAGGCCAGCGCCCAGAGCGAGCTGCCACGGTTCTCGGCCTCGACCTTGAACTGCCCCAGAAGCTGCTCCAGGCTGCGCGGCCCGATCTTCAGCCGCTCCAGGCGGGCGCGGGCCTCGGCCTCGGTCACGTCGGTGTTGGCCCATTCCTGCGCCATCTCGACATCGACCTTGAACGCCGCGAAGGCGTGCTTGACCACCCGCTCCCAGTCGAAGCCGACGGCGGTCTTCGAGTGCCGCACCGCGCTGCGGTCGGTGGCCACGAAGCCCATCATGCCGTTGGTGCAGATCAGGTCGATGGTGCCCGAGGCGACGCTGACGGTGCTGGAGCCGTCGTAGCTGTTGGCGATCTGCACCTTGAAGGCGACGGTGGTGCCGGGGTGCTTGCTGTTGGGGTTCTGGATGATGCGGTCGCCGGTCGGGATGGTGTACTCGCGGTAGACCCGCGCACCGCCATATGCGACCTTGTCGCGCACCTTGGCGATGTCGACCTTGGCGTCACCCAGGGCGGCGCGCAGGCCCTCCTCGGCGCCGCTGACCACGTCGCGCATCGGCACGACATGGTAGTCGCGGCCGACAATTCCCAGCATCTGCCGGTTGCCCAGGCCATCGTCACGGGTGGTGGCCATGAACTGCGGCAGGCGCGGCAGGATGCCGAGGCCGGAGTTGTTCAGCTCGATCTGGTCGTTGCCGTCCAGCAGGGCGATGGGCTGCTTGGCCACCGCGAAGAAGATGTTGCTGCCGGTGTTTTTCGCGGCCGGCGTGCCGACCGGACCCAGGGCACTCAGGGTCGGCGCGGCGGCGAGCGAGGCGCGGCCAGCGGCCTCATGCTGCGCGGCCTGCTCGGCAATGGCGGCCAGATCGGCGACGATGTTGGTGAACTTCGGGGGCATGGGCCAGGAGCCTCATCTCAGCCGGAGGTTGATTCCGCCGGCGCCCCACCTTCCTATCCTGGCTCTTGCCGGCCCGCAAGAGGTATTTTGCGGGCTGACAACTTATCGACTGAAGCCGGCGATGCGCTGCGGCGGGCCGGCCACCGTCGCCGCCACCTGTCCGCGCTTGCTGCGCGGCATCTCGGCCCAGAGCGCATCCAGGCGCCAGAGCCACGCCGCCACATCCGGCGGCACCGGCTTGGCGCCCGAGGTCCAGTCGCGGATCAGCCTGGGCGCGCGGTCCATCATCTCGGCCATCAGGTGGCCAGACCAGTCGAGCCGCAGCAGCAGCTCGCGGAACTGCCCGTCGGTCATCTGGTCGCGGGTCGCGGGGTTTGGCATGCAATGAACCTAAGCACGCGCCCCCGCCCGGTCAACGCTGATGCTCGACACGATCCGGCAGGCAGGTCGAGCGGATGACGGCAGCGGCGCCCTCATGCTGCCGCGCCACCCAGGCCCTGGCCTCCTCGCAAGCCCCTGGCGTGTTGAAGTGCTGGCTGACTATCTCCAGCTTGCCGCTCCAGAACACCAGCAGCAGCAGGACGGTACTCACGCCGCGCCGCCCTGGCGCTTGGCCTGGAGCTGGCGGCGCATCTCAGCGGTCTGCGCTGGCGTCAGCGGCTTGACCTTGCCGACCTTCGGCCGACGCGGCGGCGCCGGGTCGGCGGCGCGCTGCATCTCCTCCACCACCCGCCGGTTGGCCTCGGCCTGCTCCGGCGTCGGCTTCGGCCGGGTCACCGCCGGCTCGGGGCGCGTCGCGGGCCGGGCGCCAGCGGCAACCACCCGCGCCAATCGGCTGGCCTCGGCCTCCAGCGGCTTCAGCAGGCGGCGCATCGCCACCTCCAGCTTGGCGAACTTCGGCCAGTAGATCAGCTCGGCCGCCAGCACCTTGGCGTTCGCTTCGGTGAACAGCATCGCCGGCAGGTCGAGGTGGCGGGCCAGCACCTGAACCTCGCGGGCCAGCGCGTCGCCGCCCGGCGCCCGCTCCACCAGCTCTGCCAGCGTCAGCAGCCAATCCACCATCACCGAGGCTTCCGGCCGCTGGGCCGCCATCGCCTCCAGCGCCGCCAGACGCTCCCGCGCCTCGCCGGCGGCGACCGGGGTGACCACCACCACGGCGGCCGGCATCACCAGCACATCGCCATCACCGCCGGCGTAGCGCGTGGGGCCAGCCTCGGCCATCACCGCCAACTGCATCGCGCCGGCCAGGGCGGCCGACTGGGGGCGCAGCAGCACCCGCTCGGCGAGAGCGATGGGCATCAGGGGCGCGGGCGGCTTGGCCGCCTCCTGGCGCCGCGCGGGCACGCCGGAGATGGCCTTGCTCATGGCATCGGTCAGGGTCTTCATCAGATCGCTCCTTGCGCCCGCAGCCGGGCCTTCATCTCGGTGGCAGTTTCCGGGGCGGCAAGGGCAGCGGCCTTCGCCGCCTTGCTGGTGCCGGCCCGCTGGTTGAAGAAGCCCCGGATCGCCGCGACGGGGTCGCCGCCATAGCTCGCCGTGGCGAAGTGCAGCTCCACGTCGCGCAGCGCCTGGATCACCTGGGTGCCGCCGCCCAGAGCCTTGGCACCCTGACCGATCAGCACGCGAACCTTGTCGAGCGGCAAGGCTGGGGCGAGGCGCGAGATGATGGCGACCCCCTCGGTCCAGAGCTGGCGCTTGATCCGCTCGGCCTCGCTCTCCGGGGCGCCGGTGTCGCCGCCACCCTGGATCACCCCCAGCGGCGGCAATGCCGCCTGAACCGGCCTCACCTCGGGCTGCGGCTCGGGGTCACGGCGGGGCGCAGCCTCGCCCTCTCCAGCGTTAGCTGGAGAGGTATCTTCTGGTAACTGGTAACTAGCAGGTGCGACGGCATGTGCCGTGGCAGGTGCGACGGCATCTGCCACGGCAGAGGTGGTTTGCTTGTTTTTCAGACGCTTACCATCGCCATGGCTGCACTCGGCAGCGGCGGTTTGCCGCGCCCTGTAACTCGTAGTTTCGATGCACGTCTCGCTGGCCCGGCGGTTCCTGATGAGGCCGCCGGCGACCTCGATCTTACCCTTGTCGATCAGCGAAGCCTTGATGGCCTTCCATTGCCGGCCGACCTTGGTGACCGTCGGCATGACGGCGTCGTCGTCGCGCAGGCGGTCATTGGACTTGAAGATGTGGTCGAGGATGCGCCGGTAAGCCAGCTCCTCCATCGCCGTGAGGTCGCTCATGTCGTCGACCGCAGCAGCCGGCCACCACCTGATCCAGAGCGGGTTCTTGCTGGCCCCCTTGGTCATTCGATTGCGTCCTGGGCCTGCCGGCGGCCATAGGCGACCGCGCAATGCGGCGTGCAGTAGGGCCTGCCGACCTCGCTCGGCTCCTCGCAGAACCGCCACGGCCGGTCGGCGGTCTTGTCTTCGAGCGGCCACTGGCAGCCGCGATGCAGCGCGTTGACCCGCCGTGGCGCCGCCGGCCTGCCGACCACCCGATAGAGCGTCGGGTCAGCCACCGGCGCCAGCCTGACCACCAGCGGCGGCTTCTCCGGCTGCTGCGGCGGCGAGGGGGTGGGCGGGACAACAATGGGCGGGGGTGGGGGCGGCAGGGGCGGCGCCAGCGCGCCCTCGGGCTGAGGGGTCTTCCGTCGACGGGCGCGACGCCGCGCCAGCAGCTCCTCCTTGGTCGCGCTGGGGCGCGGCGCCTTCTCGGCGATCTGGGTGCCGGCCTTCCGCAGCCGGAAGCGCTTGCCGGTGACGGTGCCCAGGCTCAGCCCGTAGCGCGCCGCCAGCACATAGCCCGACTCGGTGCCGCGCAGATCGGCCAGCATCTGCTCGGTCCAGAACACCGCCATCAGCGCGGCGCCTTCAGCACGGCGCCGCTCGACATCAGCCGGGCGTGCAGCGGGATGCCGTAGCTGGTCAGGATGGCGACCACATCCTCGACCGAATAGGCGATGTGCAGCCGGATGTTGGCGGCCCGCATCTCCGGCCAGCGGTCGATCTGCGCCTTGCTCAGCGTGCCGGCCGGCCGCTTTTTCTTGCGGAACAGGCCGACCGGCAGCTCCTTCCGCTTCATCTCGATGCAGATCACCAGCGTGGTCAGCGACGGCGGCGCCGACGGCACAAAGAACCAGAGGTCGGCGAGGCCG